TGATCAGATCAATAGCATATTTTGGTTGCCTCGCTTTATAGTCCAGATACTTGTCCAGCTCGGCATCAGTCGGCTTGTAGGTCACATCCGACTCGATGCGCTGATAAAGCTCGTCATCGGTTTCGCTTCTCTCCGCCCCCGGTATCGGGATCAGCTCAAGATGCGGAGCCGGCTCCGGCTCTGTGTAGCTTGTGGTGGAAGGATTACACCGAGCCGGATAAGCCCTTGAGAGGTCCGGCACGATCTCCAGATCGTTATCGAAATCTTGCCCCCCTACCGGGGCATCCTCTAAAATAATAAGATCGTCTTGAGCCATTCACTGATTACTTTCTTTGTGGAACCTTGCGGAGATTGGGGTTGCGTGCTTTAGGGGCTGACGGCTTTGGTGGCTGCACTGCCTCCTCCTTCGCCTTGCCAACGGTAAACGGGATATAACTCTTTGCGGCAGCATCGTAATACTCGCCAGTATCCCCCTCATTGAGCCAGTTGCCTTTGAACCTATTGGCTTGCTCCAAAGATTCAAATCGCATCGGACGATTGTGAAAAACAGAATCCTCCCAAGGCACTCTGGACGCTTTCCTCATTGCGTTGGTAATCCCAAGGCGGAGATCTCTCTTCTGTTTAACCAAGCCCGGACTGTCTCCAAGCAGCTCAATGTAATCCTTAAAGCCACCAACGTATTCGTGATCTGCAATCGCAGCACCAGACTCTCTTCGGAGTGTTGCCCGGATAAAGTTGTCTGCCGCTGATTTCCACTGTTGATATTTGGGATCTAGGAGAGCGTTGGAAATAGAGAAGGCTTTGTTTTGGTTTTTGCTGGCTATCCAACCGTCTACGATGCGCTTCGATGGGGCAACTCCCTCGATTACCATCTGATCCATTATCTGATTGTCGAACCTCATTCTCTCCGAGAAAATGAAGCTGTTACTTTCAGCTTCAGACATTGATCTGCTAGATCCGGATTTCTTTAGGGCTTGATCCAAAGCTAAAGTTTTCAGCTCAGCCTTAACGCTCATAAGGTTCTCGTATCCGCTGCCGTCTGGCTTGACCGTCAGCTTGCCCATAATAGGCATCCCCTCCTCCCCAACCTCCATAACGAGATCCTTTACCTCTTCAAGCTGGTTGTGGACTCGTAGCGCATTCTTAGCTTCCGGTTTGGCGTAATCCTCCGGCTTGTAGGGGCTGCCGGTTTCCTCGATGAAGGTTTTAAATTTAGCCTCGTCCGCAATCCCCGCTTTTGCCTCGGCAGTCGCTACAACATCAGCGCGGGTTGCTTTGTCTCTCTCTTCTTGTAGGTTATCCTTATAGGCATCGTTTACAACGCTAAGAACATCGGGAGGAGCATCTGGGCCAACTTTCTTGAGGGGGTTGTGTTCGTTCCACCAATCAACAGCCACCCAAGCATCAACTTCAGCTAATTCCTTGGCCTTAAAGAGCTCGTTGCCAACCACCGTTGACTTAATAGTGTTAAAGCCTTCCAGTGATCTTTTAGACATACCTATTCCGGTGATGTTGTCCTTAACCAGCTTCTTCCACTGGGAAGGGAACTTAGGATCATTCATATCCAGAGCTGCGTAGCCGGTTTGGAGATTGTTGAGGCTTGTCATACCGATTACTTCTCTTTCCTTCAGCCTATCAGCCAGCTCTTTATCCTCCTTTAGCTTTTTCTTCTGAAGGTTAATGACTTTCCGCTTCGCCTTTCTGTCAATCTGATCCTCCCGGCTCTTCACCATATCCGGGTACATCTTGGCCCCCATTTGGAAGGCTGACAGAAATGTTTTTCCGCTCATTCCCATAATCTTTTAAGTCGGTGTACCCCCGCCCATACCCTTGAGTGCTCCTTTACCAAAGTTGCCTCCAATAGATCCCATCAAACCGCCGGTCATCGCGCCCATACCAAGACCAGCAACAGCTCCGAGCATATCGCCGGCTTGAGAGCTCTGTTGCATATAGTCTTGAAATTGGTTGTTGTAGACGTTACTGGCCAGACCCAGAGATCTGGCTCCAGCGTTTGGATCCAAACCTATGCCACTACGGATCCCCATCGGATTGAAGCCGGCAGCTCCTTGCTGTGCTCCGGCTATCTGCCCAAACTGGGCAACTGGAGTTGTGCCGCTTAGATAGCTGGCAGCGTTGGCGAGCCGTTGCTGCCGCAGTCTGAAGGCGGCATTACCCACCTCGAAAGCCTCCTCGGCTGCCGGAGCTGCTCCAAAGACGTTGCCTCTGGCGAACTGTGCCGCTCTGGTGGCTTGCTGAACCTCGTCCCGCATACCCGGAGCCAGCTTGTAACCGCTCTCCACATCCTCAAGTGCAGCCTCTCCTAACGCATCCCGTACCTCTCTGAATTTAGGATCTGCCAGCTCAAGTTCTTTCATTCGCTGCTTAACAAAGTCGGCTCCGTATTTCTCTTGAACCGAGAGCATCGCTTGAGCCATCCGGTCAGCAGACTCTTCTGCAAACTCAAGATCTTGCCGGCTCATATCCACATCGCCAAAGCCGGTGAAGTCCACCGTCTGCTCTTTACCAGACATATCGGTGTAGGAGACTTTAGTGCCTTGCCGCGCTGCTGCCTCGATCAGCTTACGGAGTGGTAAACTTTCAATATCGCTCTCGATTCCTTCGCGTGTGGCTCTGGCGTAATCGGGGGGATCCGGGGGATCTGATGAATACAAGCCCATTTTAGATTTCCTCCTTTATGAATAATTCTCTAACTGTCAAACTGACTTCCTCCAAGTGCTCTCTCCCTTTTGTTAAATAGGCCACCATAAGGCCCACCTCTGTCAAAGTGTCTCGGATCACAAGCGCATAGGTTCGCTTGATTCCTCCGGCAGCCTCCCAGCTATTCGCATCCTTCCAAGCGTTCAACGCAACTAAGTGCAACGGAAGGAGGTGCTGGCGGTTGGATATGAAAAACGGATTATCTGGAAGCTCAACCAGAAACAGATGAGCCAGATCGTAGGTGTTCTTCCCCTTCCAGTTATGTAGATCGTCAAAAAGATCATCAATTAGCCTAGCCACTCGGCAGATGATATTTAGATACAGATGTGCCTCCCGGTTTCCCCCGGCACAAAGTTTCACAGCTTCAGCCACCTTCTCCTCGTAACTGTTCACTGGTCTGCCTCCATCGTGTCCATAAATGCCCCAGCGTGAATGCTTCTGAGCGAGACGTATTTACTGTTACCCGTGTCGCCGGTACTCTGCCTAATCCTAAACTGTAATTCCCTAAAGGGATCGTACTGGGTAAGGCTGTATCGGAATCTCCTCACCTTGGAATCCGATAACGTAAATGGGAGAACCGGAGCTGTCGGGCTGTAGGTAGTGGGGTCTACCGTTAACGTAACAGCTCCCACTCCCGTCTCCAGATCTGTAACCAACCGCTCAGCGTCATCGCCGTCCAGTACCGGAATAATGTCCACCTTGGCGTTGCTGCGATCAAACTCCCACTCTACAAAGTCCGGGCTTTTGGGGCTCAACTGGTCGCCAAAGGTCATCCCTCGGGTCAGCGTCTGCCAAGCTGTGTCACGGTAGTTGCTGCCATCAAAGTTGTCTTGAAAATCTGTTGCAACTGCATTCTGAGGCGAGACGTAATCCCTAAATTCCATCGGGTTGCCCACTTTGTCCAACGTCAGCAGCTTCTCTGCGTAACTGCTAAAGGCGGCAATACAGAAATCCACCGGCTCGATGTTGTATGCCGGGTTCCCTTGCCAGTAGCCAACCCAGCTATTTGTGTTGGCTGAATACGCCAGCACACAGTTGTTTTCTGTCGAGCTCAGAACCGGAACGCTGAGCAGAAAGTAGCCGTTCCAGAATGTAGCTGTAGCCTTCTGCACCGCCACACTCCAGTTGATCGAATCAATCAGATCTTGAATCGGATAACTGATCACTCCGGACTGCTCGGCCACCATCTCCTCCGCCATCGTTCTCTTGAGGCTTCTTACCCCGTCTCTGGCGAGAAATATGAGATCCTCCCCCACTTGGGCAACAGCTCTGTGGCTGATTGCTCCAGAGAGGTTTGACACTTGCCGGATCTGGAAGGTGCTGGTGGCGTTGCCGGCTGCTGCCGAGGCTGCTGTGAGCGGGTTAGTGTCTACCAAATAAATACTGTTTTCACAGAACACAACCACATTGAAACCCACCCAGCTATACATCCCGGTTACAGTCTCGGCTCCAGTGCCAACCTTAAACGGGTTGATTGTTGCTCCCCCCATCGAGAACAACGTAGTGCCCACAGCCGCCTCTTCGTCATCTGCCACTGCTGATCCGGACAGTGTTCCGTAAATTGTTGTGTCTGTCTCCTCGGCTGCCGCGCTTAACAATAGGCTGCCGCCTCCGCTAAAGGTGATCGTCTGGCCGTTGCCTAATCCTATGGGCAGAGCGTCCACTGCCATCCCGGCAGTTGTGTAGTCGCCAGTACCGTAGCCGGCTCCGTTGTCGATTGTCACAGCCGCCGCGAGGTTGGGCAGAATTGTGCTGACAAAGATCTGGTTTCCGCTCGGATCATACGCAAACACTCTGCCGGCATTAGCCACCAAATACTTCGCATTAGCCGGATAAACCGTATCCGTTGAAACGGTCTTTACCCAAGAGCTGCCGGAATACTTCAGTTCAAAGATCTTGCTGCTGCTGCTGTCGCTGCTCCAGTACATCTTATCAGCGATCTGGCACATATAAGCCGGATTAACTGCTGACGGGAGAGCGTTGGCTGCCGCCGAGATTGCCGTTACTGTGCCGTTTGACTCGATCTCGTAGATGTTCCTCGCAACGGCAACGATCACCCTCTCCCGGCTGTCGGAATCAAAGAAGTGAATCGCTCGCATATCATCGCTTGAACTGGTGCTGCCAAGCAGATCAGCAAAACGGTGGAATCCTCTGCGAGTCTTGAGTACCCCGGAGATCTCCGGAGACATATCCTTAATCAGCTCCGCTTGGGATTCGTTGAGGAGGTTCTCCCGAAAGTTGGAGACTTGGCCACCAATAAATGAAGCTTGCCGGTCATACAGCAGAATATCATCAGCGGCATCATTGAAGTAGACCGGCATCGTTAGAATCCAAAATCATTGCGAGTGTAGCCGGCTGTGTAGGCATCCGGCACTATCCTCATAATCTTAGCCGTCTGGTTTGTTTCCGCATCTCTGGCCACAGCCAGCAGCCTGTCGCCTTCAACTGTCTCCAGTTGGGCCTTACCGTACTGGCGTTGACGCTTCAGCATATCGGCTGTGCCGTACTTGATCAGTGCGTTGTCTATGCCGCTGATCATCGGTGCATCCGTATCGGCCACCATCGGGCGGATCTTCTGCTTGCCGAGAACAACCAACTGAACCGGATCCGTTGCATCATACTCGGGCCGGCGGTACAGCTTCACTCTCTGAAATTCCGCCTTTGTCTCCCAGCCGTACCAGTAGAACTTTTCTGTGCCGGCGAGGTTTTTGACGGTGATTGTGTCGGTTGTCGCGTCTTTCGAGAGAGAGGTAATCTCAGAGTAGCTCTCAAAAGTGGCATTTACTGAGGGGCTGGCTGCAAGCGTAACCTCCTCCTTGTAAATTCTTGTTGGATCCCCCAGCAACCGGCCCACTACCTCGATCTTCTTTTCCGCATCGCTTGGATCGGCCAGATCAAAATAAAGATCGCCGTTAAGGAGATCAAAATTGATACCCACAGAAGGTAAAGCAGAAAAGCTGCTGGCAGTGCCGGACTCCGTAAGAGCACTCGGGTCACACATAAACTGCGTGATGAGATCCTCCGGCCTAAGCTCCAGATCGTTCGCCGTAATCGCCAACACTTGAGAGATCGATTGTGGGAGAATAAGCTCATCATTGTAACCGGATGCGTATGCCTTGGCTGTTGCCCCACTGCCGGATCCGCCCGAGATTGTAACTGTTGGATCCTCCTCGTAACCGTTGCCGCTCCGGGTGAGCAAAATCTCACCCACTGAATCGTTGAACAGCTTGGCTGTGGCTGTTGGAGCCACATAGCCGCTAGCCCCGGCTGAGAAGCTCACCGAGGGGGCTGATGTGTAGCCGCTGCCGCCGTCTGTTACCTCAATATGAACCACTCTACCGTCCGGCTTCATCGTGCAACGCTCAACGATCAAGCTCTCTTTCCAGAGAGCTGAATCATAGATTAGTTGGTGATGCTGCCGGATGTACTCCTTACACCTCGCCTTACTCGTCGAGTCGGTCTTACCGACTAGATTGCAGACGTAGGTGGCTAGTTCTGAGAGCGTCATTTAGGTTCCAAAAATTACAATTCGTA